TGTTAGCTATTATTGCTTTTTATTTTGGTGGTGGATTGTTTGAATCTGCTAGAAAAAAATGATAATGGCAAGTCCTAATTTTAGTATGGATGAATTAACTCATTCAGACACAGCAGAAAGACATGGCATAGACAATACACCTAATGATAATGAAAAAGAAAACCTTTATAAATTAGCAATGGAGATGGAAGATGTTAGAAAACTTCTTAATAATAAGCCTATATTTTGTTCTTCTGGCTATCGCAATTTGGAGCTTAATGAACTACTTGGTAGTAAAAAAACATCTGCTCACACTAAAGGATTGGCTGCAGATTTTACTTGTCGTCAGTTTGGAACTCCTAACGAAATTGTATTCGCTCTTATTAATTCCAGTATTCCTTATGACCAGGTTATTTTGGAATTTGACAGATGGGTGCATATCTCTTTTTGCGAAGATCAAGAAACACCTCGCAGACAGGCTTTAATTATTAATAAAGAAGGAACAATGCTATACTCTGATTAAGATATTAAAGAGGTAGCTTACTAATGAAGATACTTATTTTAGATATAGAAACATCTCCACATACAGGATTCCATTGGGGACTGTTTCAGCAAAACATTAGCATAGGTCAGTTAATAGAGAGTTCTGCTGTTATGTGTTGGGCAGCTAAATGGGTAGGTAAAAAGAAAGTACACTTTTCTAGCATTTACGAAACAACTCCAATTAAGATGATTAAAGAAATACATAAGTTAATAAATGAAGCTGATGCAATTATTACTTACAATGGTAAAAGATTTGATATGCCAACACTCAACAAAGAATTTCTGATTCACAAACTACCACCACCTAGTCCATATAAAGACATTGATCTAATTAATACTGCTAGAGGTAAATTTAAATTTGCTAGTAATAAGTTAGATTATATTGCTCAAATGTTAGGAATAGGACAAAAGACCTCTCATCAAGGTATGCCTTTATGGATTGAATGTATGGCTAAAAATCCTAAAGCATGGAAGTTAATGAAAAGATATAATATTAATGATGTTAAATTAACAGAAGAAGTTTATGAGAGATTGCAGGGATGGATTAATATTCATCCTAATCACAATATATTATCAGAGGGTGTAGTCTGCCCTAATTGTGGCAGCAATCATTTACAGAAAAGGGGAACATCATTAGCTCTAACAAAAGTGTGGCAAAGAGTTCAGTGCCAAGACTGCGGAAAGTGGTCAAAACTAAACAAGCCAATACAAACAAAAAAATCAGAGTTGGCTACTCCCATATAAGGAAAATGGAAATGGACATCCAGTTAATTGCTGTGCATATGCTAGATAAAACTATAGATAATGTTGATGTAGTGCATGGCGAAGATACTATGGTGATACATTTAGATGATGGCAGTATTATTGAATTAATTATAGATAGTGCTTATATGAATGTACAAGACCTTGATGACTAGCAAAGACCTATTCACATCAGAAACAATTAAAGAACGCAACATGAAGCCTGTGACACTTCCAGATGGCACTCAAACAGATACTTGGAGTAAAGAGTATATGCTGTACTGCGAAGCTGTAAACTTATCTAGAAAATCATTAGACCAGAGAAGGTATTGGCTAAATAAATTACAAGATCAGACTAGAGTAGATGGCCTTAAAAAATGGTTAAAATTGTTTTGGAAAAATCAAGCATAAATCCTCCTACCTGCAATAGTTAATAAATTATCCATTGCTAAATCTAAATTTCTTTCATAAAATATAGGCTTTTTTCCTTTAAGCCATCTGTAATAAATAGCTTTTTTTTGTTCTATGGGTAAGCTATCTATACAAGCATTAACTATTTTTACATTGTTGTCATCTGCTTCATTTAACATTTCATCAAACACATCAGAGGTAGATTCTCCTCCACTAGAAAGATAAGATGTTTTATTAGGGTAGCCTAACCTATGTGAATCCTTCTTCATCCACCTAGACCAATCTTCCAATATAACTATTAACCTTCCTATCCTCAAAAAATCCCCCAATCTTTATTTGTTTTTCTAATTTGTTTAGCTGTTAGAGGTTCAGGTAATTTAAAATTTCCATTTTTTTCCAACCTTTCCAATACAGAAATACCAACTCCAGCGTATATCGCTATTCTAGTTTTATTAGCATTAGGTTTTTTTTTCATATACTCAACAACTCTTTTTTCAAATTCTTTTTCTTCTTCTTCTGTGTAATGGCCTCTTTGTTTTTTATTTTGCATGGTGTATCTTCCTTCCTATAATTTTAAATTGTTTAAGAATACTTAATGGATAATATAGTTTAGCCAGTAAACATTCATTTTCTAAAACATAATACAAATTACTCCTTTGTTTCTTTTCAGAACCAAGCACTCCTTTTGTACATAAATACCTAACTAAATTTGAAATAACTTGCTGATCTATTCCAGCTATCTTTGTAATTTGCGAAGTAGTCATTTTACCAACACCGATAATATCCTTTATTAACTTTAATAACTGATACCTTAAAATCTTATCACCATTCTTTAAAGTATATTCATGATATTTGTGCTGCTCATCTAACCGATCATACTTCATATAAATACCTCACAGATAATTAATAATAAAAATATTAAAATCCAAAGACATTCCTCTTTGTTGCTATCCATATAAATCTCCTTAACTTATATCAACGATTCTACCTACCCACTTTCCATCCTTCTTGTGCCATCCCTCAACGATTAATTTCCAATTTGCATCACGCAAATGGCTTATAGCATCACTATTTTCCATTTTTTTTACCCTAGCGCTAATGTTACTGTAGCTAGTTACTTGAAGGCCTACTGTATTGCCTTTACTGTCTATTGCTAGTATGTCTATAATGCCAAACAAGTCTTGCCTAATTTTAGCAAATGCGTTCCACCTTTCTACAATAGTAACTAATGGATAATCTCCACTATCTCGCAGTCTTTTTAGTGTTCTTTGTGTTGGGCTGATTGCCATCTTTTTCCTTTTTGTTGTTAAAAATTCTATCGTAATTATCAACAAACTTTGTATCATCTGTTGGTCTGCGATTACTTCCTTTACTCATTACTTATCTCCCTAACACAAGTTCTACCACGCCAATCAGCATAGTGTGTATCTGCATAGGTAAATGCTTCCTGGCATGAACTAAACGACCCAGCATAAACATTTCCTGATGGCATACCACTTAGGCTCACTAACAAAATAAATTCAATCATTATCTTCTCCTATAAAAGTTCTTGTATCTACTCCAACAAAACCACAACTCTGCCCTTCTCTAATCGTATCAAAATCAAATGGGTTAATATCTACATGATTTGATGGTAACAATGTGTATTCTTTTAAAGTACAACTTGCTGCTTTATGTTTAGAACAATTCTTTTTAAAATATTGCATAGCAATAGTACAATTATCAAAGTTACCTACATATTCTAAATCATTATAATTACCGCTTAAACTTACAGTTAATATAAACAAACCTTCAGCCAACATAATTTACTCCTGAAATTTTCCTTTGGTGATAGTTTTTCCTGTTGGTTCATGGTTGATATAAAAATCTTTTTTGTTGTATGTCATAATATATTTATACCCTTCCCAAATCCATTGATGTTGTTTCCATTCCTCTTTATTCTTTTTTAGAACTTCCTTTCCTTTTTTCATTTTTACAATGTCCTTCTAAATATTTGTCATGTCCACACCACCATTTTTTAAAGTAAAACATACCTTTCTCTTTGCATACATTACACAAGTGAGGTTTTCTTAAATCAATCTTCGTCATGCAGTTCGTCTAATTGTTTATCAATTAAAATTTCTTCCATAGTCTTTAATGCTTCTACATCATTTTCAACATGGGCAATTAAATGATCTAAATACCATTTGGCTTTTTTAAGGTCATTAACGCCATCCTTATTTTTCCAACGCCACAGGTACTTCATAATGTTTCCTGTATCAGTAGCTTCTACTCCAACTAAATCTTGAACTACTGCTTCTAAGCAGTCTATGCACTCCAATCCCTTATCAGACTTATAATGCTTTGGGTTTACTAAATAATCAGTCATAAATTTTCTCCATTTATACAAGTTTCATGTTGCTTCCTTACAAACACTTTACTGCCGGGTGTAGCACTTTCAAACAACTGTCCTTTAGTGTTACATATATAATTAAAATGATTGACATTATATAAAGCATAAATATCCCACACTTTAAAACAAACAGCAAGGCTAATTATATAAACTATTAACCCTTTAGTAAAAATATTCTGAATCCATTTCATCATTTTACTTACTCCTTTTTAATACATTTTTCATGTATTTTAGTTAGCCTACAAAGTAAAATACTTCTTTATCAACTAACTAAAGGACAACTTATTATGTGGACAACACCATCAGCTACAGAAATGCGATTCGGTTTTGAAGTGACTATGTATGTAATGAACAAGTAATTATTAAGATTGGGGGATTTTATTCCCCCTCTCTCCCCCTAGTTAAAATGGTATATCGTCCTTTAAATCCTCAATTTTTGCAGTTGGCTCTTGTGGTGCAGATTGATTGTTAGCCTTTGGGCCATCATAAGGTTCACTCATTTGACCACTCATATAAGTAACTCCAGATTTTGATTCTCTTAACCAAGCACTTAACCTCATTTCCTTACCGCCTTCTAAAGTTATTGTGCCAGTGTAATCAGGCTGCGTTTCTTTATCTTTGTTATTTTTAAAGAGTGCAAACCTATTAGTATTGTCATATTGTTCTGCCATGCTAAATATTCTCCTTGATTGTTTTAATTTTATCATCAACTTCTTTTAAAAAGTTAATAACACTTTCTTCACAACGACTTATCAGGTCATCATCTCTTTCAACTCTCTTAATAAAAAGTTGGTATTCTTTTGGAAAGTCCGGGTGATAAGATACAAAATCACACCACTTTTTTCCTGTACAAGCCATTTGCCACTGCATTTGATGTATATATTTTTTAGCAATAACGCCAGACTCCAATGTTTCAGTATGAGTCATTGGTTGAACGCATTTTATTTCAATTAATCCATCTTCCCCCACAAGGCCATCAGGACTAGCTGCGCTCATATCTATGCTAGGGTGATCTATCAGTCCGACTTCCCTAACATCTGTTCCGATCAATAACTTCATTTTATTGGCATACTCAACCCTAGCTTCATCTTCAAACTCTACACCATGAGCCATTGCAGCGTTCATAAATAAGGGAACTACCTTATTAGTAAGCCTTTCTGTAACTAATTGCAGTTTATACTTCTTTGTGTATTGTGATTCGCCATACTTGGTTTTAACCATAATGTCATCTATCTTACTAGCAGTAACCTTACCTAATCTAGCAGAGAACCATTCAGCACTTCGTTGCTCCATTATGCTTTCTCCTTAATAATTTTTTCTTTAACCAAAAGATTATTCATATAATCTTCACATAATTTTCTATCATTTTCTGATTTTAAGGTTATATAATAATTTCTTGCATTGGTAATACCCTCATCTGCATAAATGTTTTTAATTTTTTCTAACACATCTGCTTCAGGCAAATCCTCACCCTGATAAATGTATAACCCTAATCCATGTAAAGCTATTGCTTTAGCTAAACATCTTTGCATAGCAGTATTAACTTGCATAGCATTTGGTTTAGGTATAGCTTGGTTTCTAAAGTCTAGTACAGGGAGTTGTGCGGTCATTGTTTTATCAAAAGCAGTAACAGAACAAAACACCATTACAGTCTCGCTAAATATCATTGGCTCTGCATATGTCCATGTAGCTTTAGAGTCGTGTTGTAATAAAGTATCAACTGCCCATGCCCATGATAGATAGGTAAACTTACCTTTCTTTTCTGTATGTTTAGATACATCAAGAACTCTTAATTCTTTAAATTTGCTCATAGTATTCCCTTATTTAATTTATTTAGTTTGCGTATAGCTTCATTTAATCTATCTAAATTAAACTCGCTTCTAGCTGGTGGGTTTTTTTGTAGTTGTTGTTGGTCTAGTATCTCTTGCATATCCCTAGCTTGTTCGTCTTGCTCAAACTGTTCTTGAGATATTTGTAATGCTCTTTCACTTGATCTACTCATTTGTAACTCCTTCTTCTTAAAGGTTAATTAATTTTACTACTCTATGTTAAACTTATTTACCAAATATTGCAAGCTTGTCTTTTAAAACTTTAAATCCATATATTATTAACATTATCCAACACATTGTTGCAGTTGTAATCATTACTGTTAAAGCCAAGCCTAATAATATCATTAGAAAAAATCCTTATCTTTATATGTGTTTCTTACATTAAATGTGCTTTTGTTATAATTTTTAGTGCTAAATCTAAAGGTTTCTTTGTCAAAGTATAAGCCAAACTTACCCTCAAACCCATTACCATGCCTTTGTTTGTTAATATAAATCTGTGCATCATACCAATTAGCAGCTTCTTCTTTTTTATCATGGCTTTCAGCGTTTAAAATTTCCTCTTTGGCTTTATTTCTAAATACAGTAATACAATTATCTGCTAAATTAGTTATATTACTAGAACCTAAAACATCAAACTTACTTGGTTCGCCATGCTCGTTAAATGTTTTCCGGCTATGGCAGACTAAAAATATCTTTATGTTTAAATCTCTACTTGCAACACATAATTGATTAACAAATTTTTTCTGCTTATTATAATCATCTTCATTAATACCGCACTTCATTAATGAGTCAATTATGACTACCTTTACCCCTAATTTTTCAGCACTATAAAAAATCACAGAAATTATTTTCTCAACACTTGTTTCTCCCTCTGCATCATATAAATATAGCTTCTCATCTAGGCCTTGAACAAAGCTCTTTATGGCATTATCTGTAGGATCGGTTGTACCATTTTGTAATAACATTCTGCCTAGAGTTGCTTTTGGTAACATTTCAAAAGATGCAATAAGGGATTTGTTTTCATTTAAAAGTTTTAAAACAATATATGAAAGCCAGGCAGTTTTACCATGCCCAGAATACCCTGTAATGATAGAGGTTTCGCCAAGTCTAATCTTAAATTTATCATCTGTAAAATCAAAAGGTAAAGAAATACCGCCATACATATCATTTTTAAAATAATTTTTTACATCTTCTACATAATTACTTGGTTTTTTAACTTTAAAATGTTCTTCATTATCACGACTAGCAAAGTAATTATCTATATCTTTATCACCAATAATTAGTTTGTCCATATCTTCATTTAATGTCGTCATAAATACCTCGCAATCTTCCTGTTAAACCTAATAATTTTTGTTGATCGGATTCTTGCAATGGTTTATTTTGTTTTAATTCATTGGCGCATAAATATAAAAATAAAACATCATTCTTAATAGCTTTTAATACTGCAAAAGGGTTGAATCTTTTATTAGGCTTGTAATCATTATCTACAGAATCAGGCATTATATCAGACCAATTTAGTCCTGCCGCTTGAATGACATCTCCTGTTTCACAGCCACCAAAACAGTTAATAACTACCTTGTCGCCATCAAACTTAATACCCAGACTTGCAGTTTTATCATTATGATTTGGGCATAAGCATTGGTATTGAGAATTATCACTTGTTGAAGCATAAACCTTTTCAAACCTCGCTAGTATCTGCTCTTTCTGAATCATCTAACATCTCCTTAATCTGATATTGTCTTAATTTTGGTATTCCAGTAGATTTCCAATAAAATACTGCTTGCCTGGACAATGGTGGGTCAAACCTTTCTGCTAACTGATTCGGTGTTACTTTTAATTTTTCACAAACTTCACTTAATTCCATAATATTTTCCTTATTGTTAAAGTAATTTATATTAACACTATAATTATCT